GTAAAACGGCATTAAAAAACACAGACAAGCGGTCAAACTTAAAGAGTTGACCATTGGCTGTGATTGTAGCTTGAATAGTTTGAGTGTTGATGTCTCCTTGCCTCATTTTAAGGAGACCAACATAATTATTTGGTTCTGTGGTGGACAGTGTTATAAAATGTTCTGTCATAATAGACCCTTTCTAAAATTTGATATAATCCCTTGGATTCTTAAAGTGAGCGCTTGATGATGGCCAATATTGGTCCATAAATTGGAAGTGCAAATGTGGTCCAGTGACCGGACCAGTCGCTCCCATAAGTCCAATTTGTTGGCCCTTTTTAACATTTTGACCCACAGAAACATCGATTCTGCTTTGATGTGCGTACCCTGTATAAAGTCCATCCGCATGCTTGATAACCGTATAATTTCCATACCAGTCATAATAATTGCTTCCCGCTTGGACCACTTGACCATCGCCAGAAGCTAAGATTGGAGTTGTTGGATTGCCATTAACCAAGTCCATAGCATTGTGAAATTCTTGCGCTCCGGTGATTGGACTCGTTCTCCAACCCATTTCACTTGTTACGGTAATAGGACTTGAAATTGGAGCAATATAACCTCCGCCACCGCTTGGGATTTTAAGATTAACAAATTTGTTATACCATTCTTGGGCCCAAGTGCTACGTTCAGGGTGTCCGTTTAAGGGACGTTCAAAGTTAGCTACAAATGCTTGCGTTGCAGTATTGATATTGGTCAATGTCATGAATTGAGTCCAAGAATAAGGATAAGAACTTGTCGCAATCCATTGACCGTTTGGTGCATGCCACATCAAGAGCTTAAATTGAGCTGTGATTGTGTCAGGATTGTCAGCGATTCCTGCTCGTGTCATGAGATTAATCATATAAACACGCCCAGAACTAGCGCCTGAACTATCCGTCCATTGCCAAACACCATAACCGAATCCAGGACGTCCGCCGCCCTCATCAGCCGTTGGATTGGCATCAGATTCACCCTGTGCATTTCCGAGTAATGCGGCCGCCGCTTGTTTAGAGAAACCAGCCCCAATTGCCATTGCCCAGATTTGCCAGTACCGTTTATCACGATCACTTGTGATTTCTGGTGGGTATTTTCCATTCCAACCGCCGCCGCCACCAGAGCTTCCGCCGTTTTTATCAATTTTTACGCCATTAACATAAAAGTTACCATCAACTTTTACTTCTCCGTAAAGATTTAATTTGCGATTTTCAGCCGTACTGTCTTTTGGAATTTCTAAAACATTTAAAAATGCACCATTACTTCCCATCGAAGAGAGTGCAAAAGAGTAACCTTGATTTTGGATTGCATTAATCCCTTGGAGTTGTCCGCCTGTATAAGTTGGCGCAAAAGCAAACATCTCTTTCTCGCTTGACCCCTCTTTTTTGATGAAACGGATTCTACCATTGTCTAGTTCGATGATAAAATCGTTATTAACTGAACGAATTTTAATACCCGATAAGACGCCTGCTTTTATCAAGTCGGCATTAAGAGTTCCTGACCTGATAAAATCTGCTACAAATGTTCCATCTAACGTCCATGCAGTATTAAACGGCCCCTTCCAACCATTAGAGCTAAAACCAATACCACTCTTATTAATTCGTAAGACCTGTTTTGAATCTTCCAAAGTCGTTCCATTAACAAAAAATAAATCTGTGGGACGTTCCTTTGGATGCCAAATAACATTTCCGCCATCATTACCACTGATAATTTTCGTAACATAATCAGTAAATACACTACTATACTGTTTTGTAGGTACTTTTTTCATAACCTCAGTAAATTGATTTTGTTGTTCTTCAAAAAATGTAAATTTAGGGTCTCCGGCTTCGATGGATTCAATCTGTTCAAGTAATCCATCATAAACCACTTTATTTACGGTCATTTCAAGATTAATATTATATCGCTCATGAAAAACAGTAAAAGAATCAAAAATGCCAAGCTGTCTAAAGTTCTTGAACTTGGCTTGGTTATCTAATTTTCTAATATTAACTTCAGCGCTGACTTTGGGTTTGTCAACTCCTGCATTCATTGAAGTAAAATATTTACTGGCAACTTTATTTAATGTTGCAGTATCAGTTGCCCCTTGGTCTTCCGTAAATTGAATATGTCGGGCATAAACTTCGCCATCATAATTTCCAATATATTGTGAATCCACTTTATTTCCATAGATTCGCTCAGTTTTTCCCTCAGTATTCTGAACATCAGCGTATGGATAAATTCTGGTACATAAGCCGTCCCAATTTAGCTCAAGTTTGAATCCCTCGAGGTTTTTTCGATAGCGTATTGTTGTAACATTATCTTTACCCCGTCTTTTTAGTAAAGAAATTCTATTAGGTTCATGTTTAATTTCACCGCCATAACACTGATTTAATGAACCATCGATTCCTTTAATACACTCAAGTGGATTAGAAACTTCAAAATGTGTAGATGAAATAGCTGTAATATCAGAAAACATCTTAATATCACTTTCTAAATCCATTCCATCATGCAAGAGTGCCATGGCTTGAATTCCAGTTTGATTATCAATTACAACATTTTTAACTGTCCGATTTCCTAGCTTCATCGTACGAGATTTAGCAGTAACATATAAAAGTCCTGTAGCCATGTCTTTATAGTGCGTATAAATATAAAAAACATGATACTTATCCAAATCATTTGGCTTACATTTGATTTGATAATTCACATCCTCTAAATATTCACTATATTTTGTGGTGATTGGAAAAGTTAATTCAGCAATATAAGAGCCGTTAGCTTCTTCAGTAACTTTTAAAGAACGACAATCAGCAAGCGTAGCAATTCCGCCATTATTTTCAAAATCGGTAGCCTTAGGCTCATATAAAATTGGTTTCATATCTTTGTTTGCCACCTCGGTTCTATTTCTATTTTTGAAACATTTCCATTCCATGAAATTTGATTCATTCCAGAATCTAAATAAGGAAAATTTTGACTTCCTACAAAATTATCGTGTAAATTAATCAACTCACCATTGTTTTCTTTATAAACCTCCATTACATCCTCGTTGGAATCAATAATAATTGTGTTTTCAATGTTTTTTAACTTCGTCTCACGATTATTAATAAAAATAGATAGATTACCTTGACCATAAATTTTAATTAATGGATAACTTTCATATCGTTCTGGATTATAAAGTTGCTGAGGTTTAATGAACTCTATTGCTCTTTCTCCACCTACTCTATACTTGAAAGGCGCAAAGCTGACATCAAAAGTAAAAGGAACACCTCTCATACCTGAGATGTTCCCTGAAAAAGTAGGATTATTGATAACTACAGCTTTATAGATGTATCTAGGGTCGTAATATGGGATAAAATCAACATATTCCCCTCTAGTATCTAATGCGCTTGTAATCAAATCTTCGACAAATTGGATTGAATGCATATCTGGTGAAACATAGAAACATTCAAGAGTATGCTCAACATTAGTATAATAACCTTTGTCAGTAATCACGAGTTTATTTACTCCGCTTACCTCATCAAGCGTTATCATTCGTTGAGCTTTCTTTTTTTCTGGAGGCTTAGTTAAAAACATCTGAAATTCTTCGCTCCAATGATTACCAATTTTAAACCAACCATCTAGCATCTATCCAAGTCCTTTCTGCTTATTTAAGTCTCCCAATTTATACATCATATATTCTGCCATTTGGTCCATTGTTTCTTTTGGCATTGCTCCATAAGTCGTCAAGTGAAGGTGAATCTCATCTCCACCAGCATTTCCTAATTGATTGGCAACCGCCTTTTCAACATACCCCATTAAATCACTCAGGGGGGCGACTGCTTCTTTCCCAGCTTCTCCACCTACCATCAGTGAATTACCGTTTTGGCCAAACACAGTTGGTTTAGTTAAAATCCCACCTTTAGCGAACCAATCTACTCCTATCTTAGGAAGTTTTCCTTTCAAGGGGTTGAATGTTCCTGAAAACGAAAAGTGAGGCATAGGGATATGTGGGATTTCTATTTTAGGGAACTTGAGTTTTAGAAACTTAAATAAATTCTTAATAGCATTAACTTTATCATCGAATGAACCAAACATGAAAGCCGAAATTGTTTTTATAGATTGTTCAAGCCACTTGAAAGCACCATCGACTGGGCTACTAAATTGTCCCCAAAAATCACTCCACCATTGTTTCAGCCCGTCCCATTTATCGCTAAACCAGTCGGTGATTGCTCCCCAGTTTTTTACAGCTATTACAACTAAAGCAATTATTGCAATTACCGCGGCTACGATAGCAATTATTGGTAGTAGCGAGGTAGATAATGCACCAAATCCAATAGCTGCTCCTCCCGCTTCTGCTCCTGTGATACCTAAAACTGCCCCTAACGCAGGCAATCCAACCGCCATAGAAGCAATAATAGGCATCAAGGCTGTGAACGCAATAATCAATCCACCTATCACCACTAAAATTGTTTTAATAGGTCCAGGCAAACTACCAAATGCTTGCCCTAAAAATTTTAGTAAAGGAACAAGTAAATCTAATAGTGGCTTTAACCCTGTAGCGATTGCAGCTCCAAACTCTGACATAGCAACTTTAGCTTGTTGTGATGCTATTTGTTGTTCATCAATATCATCAACTGTTTTATTAAACGTATCAGAGATAGTTCCATTACTTTTCTTAGCAACGTCTCCTAGCTCTGATAAGTTGAAAGCCCCCCTTTGAATAGCATCAACCATTCGAGAGGCTCCCTTTGTTCCAAAGATAGTAGCAGCTTCTGTAAGAGCTTCCTGTTTAGTTTTGGCATTCTTGATTTTTTCAATCGTTTCGCCCAAACCTTCCGATAGCGACTTATTACCTTTTGCATATATGATGCTAGCTTTTGATAAGCTAGACAAAGCTGCATCGCCATCAACACCGGCCTTACTAAATTGTCCTAATAATTCTGTTCCTTGAGAAAAATTCAGTCCCAAATCTTTAATTTGCGGCGCACCTTTTACAGCAGAATCAAACAAAGAGTCTACAGCAACACCTGTTCGTTGACTGGTTGCCGTTACGCTATCTAACACTGTGCTAAAGTCTTTATTTGATAATCCATAAGCTTCAATGGCACTTTTAGCTGATTCAATAGAAGTTTTTACATCAGTATCATTAATATTTGCATATTGTAAAGCAAGTTTTGAATTTTTTTCTAGAGTGTCACCAGACATATCAAATTGAGCGCTCAGTGTACCTAAAGCAGAACCAACATCTTCGAAGCTATCAACTGCCATTGAAGAAATGATATTATCAAACTGAGTTTTAAATTCATCAGAAGCCTTTCCGGTGGTTGTTGTAATTTTATCCATCCCCTCATCGACATCTGAGAATGCTTCTTGTGCACTTCCTGAAAACTCTTTAAGTTTGTCGCCTACAACAGACAAATGGTCGGCAGCTTCCATAAGAACCCCACCTTTGACAGCTTCTCCTACATCTTCAACCGATTGACCCAATTCATCAAACTTACCTCCAAGCCCTTTTGTTGCATTTCCAGCTTCTCCACTACTTGACTCTACATCTTTCAATGATTGCTTATAGTGGTCTAAACGCCCTTCGGTTGCGACTACTTCACGTTGAAAGGCACGATATTGTTCTTCCCCAATATCACCGCTCTTAAATTGACGGTCTACATCAGCTTGTGCGCCTTTGAGCCCATCAAGTTTTTTTGTAGTTAATTCAACTTGTTTAGAAAGTAGTTGTTGCTTTTGAGCGACTAATTCAACATTGTTCGGATTCAATTTTAAAAGACGTTCTACATCACGAAGTTCGCTATTGACTGAATTAGATTGTTTTCCAATATCTTTCAATCCATTCGTGACACCAGTTGTATCAGCCCCAATTGCAATAGTAATCCCGCTTATTTTTTTAGCCATTTTTACTCCTTTCTAGAACGAATCGAAATCATCTTGTGTTGCCTTACGTTTATTCTCTTTATCAGGATTATTGAAATCTACCCATTCTTGAATAAAATCTAGACAATCCCCAATATCCATTACTTCCATATCTTCACTTGATAAACCAACTTGCTTACAAAGTAAAAGGAACGACTCTACAGTGAATACTTCATCACTGGCTGTCGCTCCTGAATCTACTTTTTTTTAGATTTGATGGAATGTGCAATCAAATCTTGTAATTCACTAGTAAAGTCCTCAATAGGCAAACTTTCCAAGCCATCCAACCAATCCAAAGGGGCTGGAATTGAATGGTCCGCTGTTTTGGCATAAATCCAAACAAAGTTATAAAGAAGTGTCAAGTCAAGCATTGACAACTGTTCCCAAGAAACATTATCAAAATTAAATTCTTCCTCTGTTCCTGTTTCCAAAGCTTTTGCAAGTTTCATCAAGTCTGCAAAATAATCGGTATGAAACTGCATTTTATAACGCAATGGAGTAGCTGCATTTGAAGCTAAACGAATCTTAATCTCTCCAATTTCAATTGTTTTTTCCATTTTGTCTCCCTAATCGTGTCTAGTTGTAGTTGTTGTAGTGGTAGTCGTTTTTGAATTTTTATCATAAACGGAATTGAACCACGCATCATAAACTGTAGGCTCTGTATCTGGACGAGTTTTTGTTTTAACTGCTTTATCAGACGGACGAGGGCTTGCTGAAAATGAAAGCTCCGTTGTATTTGGATCACCTTTATCAATTGTTGACGAACCAACACTAGGGCGACTTGCTGAACAATTATACAAAACATGGCGAGTTGCTTTTTTATCCCCTTCAAATTGGAACATTAAAGCAAAAGGAGAAGTTTCTGCATTAGAATACTCTGTTTGAACTCCACCTTCAACAACTTCTCCTAAAATTTTGGTCGCAAATTCTTCAGGAACAAGGGCTGTAGTGAGTTTACCATCATATCCTTGGTTATTACCGCTGATATAGTAATCAATATTATCAGATTTAAATTTAATCAAATCACCACTAGCTTCTAAAGAAAGCTCAACCGCTCCTGGCCATCTGATCGGTTTTTCATAAGTAGTTGCTCCACTTAGTAAATCTGTTGTTGCTCTTGCAAAATAGACATTTTCAAGACCAAATTCAACTTTATTTTTTTCTTGTTGTCCTGACATTTTTAATCCTCCATTGATTAAATATTAATTTCATAAGCTCGAAGATACATTTTTTCACTATCAAGGTAGCTTTCGTATATCTCATAAACGATTTTATTATCGTCTAATAGTTTCTCAAGCTTTTGCTCTTCTCGCTCATTCTTTAAGTTTGAATATAACTCAATCGTTATATCCTTATTTTTGGCATAAATTTGGTTATCGGCTTTAAATCCAATTTCTTCATCAACATAGTAAAGAATGTAGGGTAAAGGTGGGGCTTGCCCAACTGCCCATAACCTGTAGCCAACTTTAAGACCTGTTTGGTCGAGAATTACTTTTAATTCTTCTAACGTCATTGACTCAACCTCTTTTCTACCCTGCTGATATAATTAGACACAAGCTCTTCTTCAACTGGTGCAATATGGACTTTCGGTGCTACTCGACCACCATTTCTTTTTGCATGACCTTTTTCAAGTAAATGAGTCAAACGATAGGTCGGAGCTTTTTGGTAAATAATTTGATTAGTTTCATTGCCGACCTTTATTTTTTTTCTAGTCCAATTAGTTGCATAGTCCGCAGTTCTAACGGGACTTGAACTTCTTAGTTTATTAACCCCTTCTTTTGCAATATCCTCTTTTATTGAGTTAACATCATCTAATACATCCTTTGTCCAGTTTCGAACCTCTTTCTCAATAGCTGAAGTTAATTCATTAAGTGAAATTTTATTGGACATTAGAGTCACCAACTTTCAAACGGCAAACTAATTCGAGTTCTTCATTACTTGTCTTATAATGTCGAACCACGGTCAATAGTAAACCCTGATATAACAATGTTTGCTCATTATTATATTCAAAAGGGTGAATAACTAGAGTATGCGTGACCTCTATTCCTGATTGACCAGCTTGGTAAAATTCCGCTCGATTCATTGGTTTTTCATAACCAAGAACGACACTTTCTTTTGTTTTAGGGATTTGCTGCCCTAAACTATCCTCATCATATCCATCAGGAGTCAACAAAGTTATCTCTTCATCCCACATCATTTTTACCTCGATATTTAATGATTAAATTCCGTAAACGATATTCAAGATTACGAGGCATTGTTTCACCGCCTTGGTGTTTATATCTAAAAGCTGCTAAATCTACAATAAACATGACTTGTTCATCGCTTTTTGGCTCTAGTACAATTCCTTTATTATCTTTGAGTTCTGTAATAACTGATTTTATAATCACTTTTAGAAGCTCATCTCTAACTGTAGAACGATATCCCAAAACGGCTTTAACAAGGTTCAAAATACTATCTTCATCCATAATTTGCCTCCTTCACGATTTGAACATAGCGATCAGATACCTTACCGGATTCTTGATTTAAAGCTTCAAGTGGCGGAGTATCAAGATATATTCCTTTGAAAAACAAGTCCATATCCTCAGTTACCCCAGCATTATGAATAATCTTTTTGTTTCCTAGTTCATCATCAGTTGACCAAGCAAAATCTAATTTCTTGCTTACTTTTGGTGTAATTCCATAATGATACATTGTCCAAAGTTGAGCCCACATTTCAGCCGTCCATTTTTGAAGTGACGTATCAAGTGGTTCAATTGCCCTATAAAGAACAATAGAATTAACATAAACATCATGCCAATATCCAGCTCTAGGATTTTTAATTACCCATTGGGCACCTCCTGAGTTATTTTGAATAGATTTTAACCATTCGATTGGCACTTTTATCGCATCTGTCATTACTTCAAGCGTTCGAGATGAATTAGTGACAGATTTAATATAATCTAGTCCAATGTAACCAATAGTGTCTGAGCAATACCATCTACTTTTTGTAACTGGAACTTTAAACGCTTCTAAATCGAGAATAACAGTATCAGAATCAAGATAAACATAGGTTTCATTCTCTCTTTCAGAATCTTCACTTAAATATCTATAAAATAAATAAGGTTTAATACTTGGGATATAAGACTTATCAAATCTATCATCTTCATATGAATAGACTTTACAATCATTAAATTCCATTAATACAGAATCATCTTCTTTAGCAAATAAAAGGATAATGTCTTTTTTATCCACCCCCAATTTAGACAAACTATTAATCACAGTATGCAATTCCCAAGCAAATCTTTTTTTAGCTGGTTGTGCAAATAAAAATTTCATTATCCTATCCTATTTTTAATCGTGTCTAGTTGTAGTTGTTGTAGTTTTATCATTTTAACCAATGGTAAACGTTACATAGAAACCAGCTTTTTTATCGGTTGCTTTGACATCATAACGAATGATGCCAGCTAGTAATTGACCATAGATATTGTTATCTACCCATGCAACTGAAACTTGCTTACGGTCAAAGAATGAAGCGAATGCCTTGGCATCTCCAATAAATCCAACAATATTTCCAACAGATTTACCAATCACATCATCATCGAGTACAACAACTTCTTTTCCAAGCAATTGTTTACCACTTGCTGCTGTGATTGAATCTTGAAGAAGGTAGCGACCATTTTTATCTTTGAGTTTATCTAATTCTGAATACATTGAAGCTGAGATAAATAATTTTACATCATATACTTTCTTGATTTCTTTATTAATCAAGTCTTTCAAGCCGTCTACACCAACTACTGATTTAGCAGTCGCTGTCTTAAGAACTGCTGCAATATCAGCATTTTTAGTGTTCAACGATTGGTCTTGAATTTCGTCTGCAATCAATCCTGTTACGTCGTAGCTTGCATCATCAATCATTTCTTGCGAAATTGGAATATATCCACGACGAGTGGCAACAGAGTAATCAATTTCAACCATTTTTGGGTTTGCAAGTTTTGGATTTTTTTCTAGTTCTTGAACAGTTGCCATTTTAGAACCTGATTTAGAAATCACTGGGAATTTACCACTTCCTGAATTAACGGGTACTGAACGAACATATTTTGAAAGGTCAACAATATCTTCTGGTTCAAGCTGTGGTTGCAAGAGTTCTTGCGGAATCAATGCTCCACCTTCAACAGAAGTAAAACCATCACGTTTTTCAGCGCCTTTAGATTTTACGAATGCATTGATTGCTGAGCGTTTTTCAGCTAATTCTTCTTCAGTCACTTTAAATTTTTTCATTTTTCGTTCTTCTCCATCTTTAGGTTTTTGGTCAGCAGGATCAGCAGCTTTAGCTAATTCATCTTCAAGGTCTTGTTTTTCTTTTTGCAATTCTGCAATTTTTTCATCTAAATCTTTGACTTGCTTTTCTAAGTCATCAGCTGAATCACTGACAGTTGAAATTTCTTCATCTGTCTTGGCTTCTTCCAACGCTCGTTCCAAGTCATTTTCTTGTTTTTCTAGGTCAGAACGTTGAGAAAGTAATTTATCAATTTCACTTGAACGTTCTTTGATTTGTTTATTCAAAATAAGTTGTTTTAAGGCCATTTAATTTTTCCTCCAATTTGGATTTTTTAGCGAGAAGTTCTCGTTTTTCCATATTTTCTATTTGTTTGCTACGTGCTTCTACTGCTGTGTCAGCATACGCTGGGAATGTCACAACTGAAACTTCAAATAATTCAATTGCTTTAATCGTGAACTTGTAAGAACCATCATCACGAGTTTCCATTGCTTCATCAAGAATACTGAAACCGAATGAACACTGGTCAACATCCCCACGCTGAACACGAGAATATAAATTCATTGCTTCAGTATCGTTCTCATTGACTTTTATTTCTCCATAGACACCTTTCGCATCAACGGAAAGTGTCAATGTTCCAGGTTTCGTTCGACCAAGAACTTTTGAAGTTTCATGGTCAATTAAAGCCCGGACATCGGATAAATCAACATTGTCAAAACTTTCTGGGGCGATTTCTTCAAAGCAGCCTTCGTAAAGTTCTGTTTCTGAATTAAAGACAATAAAATAACCACTGATTATTTTTTCAGCGGCTTCATCATTTGCGTTTAAATCAAGGCTTCTAAAGTTTCTGACTTGGTAATTTTTTCTTTTTTCCATTTTTCACCTCCTTTCTAAGTTTCATCTTGAATGAGTTTTTTCTGGTTCACTAAATCCTTCTGCTGTAAATAATTTTCCAAAACAAGTAAATCATCCATTTCAGCATCAGGAGGCATTCCCACCCAATTTCTAAATTCATTCCTTCTTAGTGCATTAAGTTGTGTCATCTGCGCACCAGCACTTACCATTTCTGTCAGTGAGTAATTATAAAGGCTTCGTGGATTGAGTGAGAAATACATATCTTCTTCAACAATTAACTTATTATAAGTTTGTTGGATAACTTGAGCGATTGACATAATTTTTGTATTTATGAAATTATTGAACTCATCTTTGTTATAAGTTCCAACTCCCAACAAGAAAGCAGGTACTCCGAAAATACCTGCCACCGTCTTTTTATCTAAAGTTACTGCATCGTTAATCGCTAAATCATTCAAAGTCAATGGCTTAATTTGTTGAACATTAACCATACCTTCTGGAATAATCCAAGGTTTACCAGCTTCTTTACGTTTAAGGTACATTTCTTCAAAGTTCTCACGTCCTTCTTCATCAGATAGTTCATCAGAATCTGAATCGACCGAAACAATAAGATTTGGCATATATTCACTTGCCATGAACCCTTTTTTTGTGACACTTGCTTGTTTCAAGTTACCAACGATATCTTTTAAAGCCACTTTATATCCCGTTCCAATAAACGGACGTTCAATTGATGGATTTAAAACAAAATGAAGCAAGGTACTGGGGTCATATTCTTTATTGTCAAACGTTATTGAATAATCTAAATCATCATCACTTACATTAAATGTCACTTTATAAGGAGAAATAGGAGTTAATCCAATAATTTTATCGCCAACTACTTGTGGTTTTACTACTGCATTTCCATTTCCTTCTAAAAGCATAGAACGTACTAACCATTGAATGAACGTTTTTCTCGATAAATATTTATTTGGCTCAATATCTACCACTCGTGACAAGTCATTTTTTATCCGCTTGTCTCCTGTTTCGCCATTCTGCATGAGTTGAATTGTCATATTTGAAACTAAATCAGCGATACAATCTACAGCCATTCTAACTTCTGGGCTGTCAGATAATTTTGTGTAACCGTCCGAAATTAATTCTTTAAAAAAATTGGGCAAAGTCATTACAACTTGTGGCGCTTTGGGTATTTCATCTTTTACTTCTGGAATCACCTCTTCGGGCTCAGTTGCTTTTGATTCTTCTGTTGGACTTCTTTTGTTATTAAAAAACTTCAAATTTTTATCCTTCCTAATTTCCGATACCCCAGGCATCTTTTTTACTCTTTTGTTCTTTTTCTTCAAGCATTCCACGACTTGCAAATACTGAAGCATCAAATAAGTCAATCCTTTGGTTAGGCATTACTTTTTCAAATTGAATCGCATCATCTGTTTTTTCAATTGCTTTAACATTGGCAACACAATACTCATAGGCCATATTATTCACATAATATAATTCTTTATTTTTAGCCTTAAATTCAATTCTCCGAAATCCTTCTGATTTTTTCCAGAATTGTTGAGGAGCATCAACCATTTTAAATTTTTGTTTTTTCATCATCATAAAAAATTCACGACCAAACTTTTTATCAAAATGGACTGATTTTATCTTGAATCCTTTATCTCGCATTTCCATGAACCATTTGACAATATCATCATAAAGAACAGTTTCCGTATTAGATAGTGTCGCCCAACCTTCTTCCTGCCATTCAAATAAAGGAATGTCATCTTCTTGTGCTTTTTCAATTGCTCTAGATTTTGGAAAGAAGGCATGAGTAATAACAATATCAATTGATTTACCTTTATACTCATAATTTCCATATAGTGCTGAAGCGGTCAAGTCATGCATTTTAGAAAGGTCAGCTCCCCCATACCAAGTGATTGGTAGTTTTGATAATTCCTCCATTGTCCAAGAATGTTGCTTATTAGAAAATCTAAACTCGTCAATATCAAAGTAAGCATCCATTGAATTGGTAAAAATATTAAGTGACTTATTTAAGAACTCTGCTTTAAGTTGAGGTTCAAGTAATGCTTGTCTTGCTTCGGTGATTAAATCATCTAAAGTTACTGTGACATCAAGTGATGGAGTAACTGAAGCTAAAACCTCTGGATCATCAATTGTGGTAATTTCTCTTGTAACTGGATTAATGATATTCCCTTTTTCATCTTGTTCAGCAGTACATAGAAAAATAAAGTATGAATCATAAGCTTTATCTTTAATAGTGCCAGATAATACTTTTTTCAAAGTAGTTACCCGCTGCGCAAGAAACCCATTAGCAATATCCCCAGCGGTTGAAATCCCCATAAGCAACTTATTTCGATAAGCTTTCTGAGAGTTTTTCATCAAGATGTATTTTTTTGCACCAGCTTTTTTCCATGAGTGGATTTCATCAAGAATTAACGCATTCCCGTTCAAAGAGTCTAGTTTGTCGTCTTGATTGGCGATAGCAAAAATATCGCAGTAGCCATCTCCAAAATCAACATGGACAGAATGCTCTTGGTTATTATCACGGATACGCATTTTTTTGACATCATTACGTATTTTCTCAACATTATAAGTTAGAAATCCAAAACTTTCTTGTGTTTGCTTCAAGGAATTCGCAACAATATAAGTCTTACTTCCACTTGCTCGGTCAACAATATTTTTAGCCCAAGTTAATGAAGCGGCAAATGCAGTTTTTCCTTGTTTTCGTGGTAAAAAAATAAGCGCCTCATTGAACCGCCTAATATTTGTACCTTTTTCAAAAAAGCCAAATAAGTTTACACAGACAAATTTTTGCCATGCTTGCAAATACATCGGAGTATCTTTATAAGATACCCCTTCTTTGTTTTCTCCTTGAACGTGTACAATCGTTCCTTCAATTAATCCAATCACGAAATCAAACTGGTGATGTTTAAAATCCCACTTATCAGATTCGAGGTCATCTAGAAAACGTTGAGCTGCTTGTTTCTGTTCGATATTCGCTAGAGTATTGCCTGAAATAACATCCTTTGACCATTGAATGGCAGTTTCAAAATTATCCACTTCCACCACCGCCACTCTGACTCATGAATTGAGCGAATGGGGAAGCTTTTTCTTCTTGTTTAGTTTCAGAATCTCTTTGGCTTTTCGGGTTCAGCATGAGTTGATTTGAATAAGATAAGATATCTTTTCTTAATTTTTCAATTTGATCTAAAGCAGGATGTTTTTTAGTTGAGTTCGACGCACTTAGCGTTGAAATTGGAGAACCTTCTTCTTCCCAAACTTTCAGAGCTTCATAATATTGTCGGACCATTCCTGCATAAATTCGTACTAGCCGATTAAAGGCATAGTTATAGGTTTTTAACTGTTTCATTTGTGCAATCGTATCTTTATAAATTGTTTCTTCTGTTGGGATTTTTTTCAACTAAAAATATCACTCCTTTCTATCAAAAATTGTAAAAAAATATTTTCAAATTTCCTCACACTTGGAAAAAGCTAAACTCACTCGGTTCTTTTTAAAAATATTTTTTTATAGCAGAGGTGGGGGGCTTGATTTTGTCTTGCCAGTATTCTCCAAGCTCAGTAGGAATATCACTATCTCTGTTATGCATTTTATTATGGCACTTCTCGCATAAACTAATTAAGTTCCACAAACATAACCACCACTTAGGATAATCTCTCAAGAACCAAACGTGATGGACGACAGTGGCAGTCGTTGTGATGCCAAACCTTTTACAATTTCGACACTCATATTTATCACGTCTTAATGCAGTATCTCTTTTACTCCTCCACCGCTTATCTTTATACGGACTCATATAATTCCTCCAACAATAAAAGGCTGCCCGTTGGACAACCTGTAATAAAATATAATAGCAAGGCAGGGAGTCGAACCCTGCGCACTCTCCAGTGGTGCTTTCCTTGCTACGCTGGTTTTATCGTCCAGCAACGTTAGAAGTATATCCAACCGAACGAATTACATTTTGTTTGCTTTCGCTGATAACTTCATGATACAAGTATATCAGTAAAAACAAGGGGCAACACTCCAATTTCGTGCCTTTTTCGTGTCGTTTTTATCCCAATTTGACCCATGCTTTCAAATGAAATAGCCAATATGAGGGTTTATATCTTTTCTAAAGCGATAATAAATAAACTTAGCTTTCTTTTCTGAAATCTCAATCCCTTCATTATCAAGTTCCATCATTACTCTGTACCATGTAAAACCACCGTAACCACAGTGTTTTAGCTTGATTATTTCTTTTTCCTCCTTAATTAAAGGTTCGTACCACAAGCTGAATTGGTACATCAGGTCTTTGAGCTTGATGTATTCCTCATCATTTTCAAGCGCTTCTTTATTTAAAACATGACTTTCAGGCTCCGAACCACCAGAATAAGCCGTACGAATACCTAAGTTATCTACTTTTTGCTTATAAAGATATCTACTTTCAATTGATTTTATTCTAGCTTCAAGTCTGCCATTAACATAATCTCCAATAATTCTATCTAACTTATCTGCCATTCATCAAATTCTCCTTTTGTGGTATAATTAAGTTAGAAATTCAGTTGCCGAAGCCCATTGCAGTGGGCTTTTTTGTTTACCATAAAATCTGAATGAATGATTTGTAGGTCTTAATTCCTAAAAAGTTCTCTCCATGAATTTCTCGGAGTGTTACAGTAAAACCATCACCGAGCTTTTCTTTTAAAAGGGAAGTTGTTTCTTTATTTCCTAGTCTCAACCTTAAATAACTATCATACTGATCGCTTACTTGAATTCTAAAACCTGTGTATCCTTTTTCGGCTGAAATCCTGATATTATTTTCTAAATTTGCTTTTTTGTACCATCTCTCAAACCATTTTTCATGCGATTCTTTTTGAGATGATTTAATTTCATCAATTAATGTCATTTTACCTCCAGTTGAGTTTAGCGAGTTCCTAGCTCAGTATGATATAATTTGTTAGACCATAAAAATATAAACGTTAGAATTCACAATTTCGCTCAAGCTTGGTCAGCTTGGGCTTTTTTTGCGTTCAATTATCAACTTCTTTGAAAAAACTTTCAAAATCTAACCATTTATTATCCATTAAGTGACCAATTTTAGAAACCTTAGTTCCAAGTCCGTTATCTTCAACTCGAATGTACTGGCCTTTGAGCTGTTCCCAAGTTTCAACTCCGACAACATCTAAAATTTTAGGGATGAGTTCTGCTCCTTTTTTAGCTATAACCCTTTTCCCAGCAATTGGCTCATCAAGTTCATATCCACCAACACTTACACTAAATCCGCCACCCTTTAATGTCAGATAAACTGTAAAAATTCCATGATCTTCATATCCTAAGTGCGTACTTACTATTTCAAAATTCTTAAATCCCATTCTCCACCTCAATCCATATGTTTATCAAGCCATTTTTCAGGGAACACGTTCTCTGACTCGTCAAGGTCTGAGCGGTCGATAAGATAGGGGTTTTTCGTCGCAAATGTTGCAATTACAACCTTATCGCATCTTTCACACCTTTCTTTATACCTTTGGTACTCTCCATTGCTTAAAGTTCCTAGATATACCCACTTATGCCCGAACAGCTTACACATTAGTTTCATTTAATCTCCCTTTTTTCAAATCCTTTAATATCATATTTGTCAGATACTATATTTCCTAGCACAATATATTTAACATCAGTCCAACCGTCTTTTTTAGCGTCAGACACAGCACATTTAAATTCTTTTTCAGAAACGGTTTGCCAATCAGAATAGTTACTATGAACTCCGATACGGCTCGTATCATAAATAAACCTTGCTTGAATTAATTTCTTTGGTTTACGTTTAAAAATTTTCATTCAATCCCTCCCCACCAGTCACACGATTACTCTCTGCCATTGAGATAGTTCAAACTCTCTATCATCAACCTCAGCTATCAATTCACGAACTCTGTCAAAGTCTTTAACATTATTCCCTAAGACAATTGATGGTTTATTTCCGCCCCACCACTCAGGTCGTCCTTCTACACCTAAATGCTCACAACATGAATTTTCAGTCCATATATGATGCTTCCAAAGATGTTGGATTACTGGAGCAATGCAAGCATCAACCGGAACAGTCCTAATTCCAAAATAGTCTGGAGTAATTAATCTCACATTTTTATCTTTTCCAATTTGTAGTGCTGTTGAAAAACAATTACACATTTTTCTCTCCTTTAAATTCGCTACCCAGTCACACACTTTTATGACCAGCGATATTAGTTTGTCTGTATTTTTCCATAACTTTTGGATATTTACCAACAAATTTTAATTGTTCTTGATGTAAATGATTGGACCAATGGAAAAGTCTATCAATTTCTGCTAAAGCACTCAACTTTTGGTAAATCTCTTTAATGTAAAACTCTGCATTTCCTACTGATTTCCAATATGCTGATGTTCTCACAGTATTACCATTTTCAGCAAGTTTTTGTGCGTTGATATCCGCTTTTTCTTTTTTCGTCATCAGACTATCAATTTCTTTGAATATAATCTTTAACAACTTTATTTGGTAGTCTTGTACTATTTCCTCTGTTGTCATTCCTCCACCACTTTCACTAAATCACTCATCGTCGCTCCCTTCAATAATTTCCTTGATTTTAACCAATTTTTCTAATGGCAAACTTTTGAAATTTTTACTCCTTAGTTCCAGTGCCAAAGCATTTATTTTTCTATAATCTTTGATTTTTTGATGTGCCTCGGTACTGTATTGTGCCAAACGTGGTGCGGAATAATCCCACCCCATAGCTAATCCATTTTGATTAAATACATAAGATTCAATATTAATTCTTCCCGTTGGAGTTATCTTATCTACCTTTTTTACTGTTGAACTGCTTCTAGGATATTCAATAATTACTAAATCTCCTGCTTTAAGTTCAGCTAACCAACCTTGTCTTTTATCAGTCATCATCCCCTCCAATCGCTGCGAGTGCATCAATCGCATCTTTACGAATATCATGATTTCTCTCAACATAATATGTTTCTAGTTCATCACGTTCAGTTCTCAGCTTAATGTTTGTCAGTGCCTTTTTCGCAGTGTTAAGCTGTTCTTGGAGTTTTTTAACCGAAAGTTTATCAGTGTCAATCGCTTGTTCAATTTCATTTAACATTGTATGAACATCAAGACCAGAAAAGACTAATCTATCAACTTCTCCGCCTGTGGCATATCCTGCTTCGCCTTGTAATCTGTCAATAACTACTTTTGCTGTTTCAGTCATTTAACCACCTCAATTCCGAGAATCACACAACCATCAGGCAATTGTTCTGATTGATAAGCGTTTTTCAAAACTTTGATGAAATCATCGTAACCATTACTTCTTCCTTCGGATTTAATAATTGGAAGTAGTTTATTCTCAAATGCTGATTTTCCTCCCTGATTTACTTCCGAGGCTGATAAAACGCAAGTGATTTTTGTTTTTAATCTGTCAGCATTATCTTTGTCAGTGATTTCAAGGCACCCCCAAGGCCCATCTCCGTCAAGAAGTACCTTATCTTCGGATTCATGATAATAATTTCCATAAGCGAAACAAATCAGTTCTAAATCATCTCCAACTTTGAAGTCAGAGTCACTTTTGATAATCAAAATACTTTTATTTCTCTTTTTAGTGCTGCTAAAAGTTGTCGTATTTAATTTATATTCTTTCATTTTCACACCTCTCCAGTGCTACCAAATCCACCTGTACGCTTTCCATTTGCGTTGTCATCGTTTGTTGTAAGGTATTTGACAAATACCCCTTGCATAATTCTTTGACCTTTAGAAATGGTTACAGGCTCTTTTGAGATGTTCATAAATAAGCCTTTAAATTCTTGCGGATAGTAATCTGAATCGATAATTCCTACTGAATTAATCAATGCAATGCCACGCTTAACTGGATTACTTGAACGGTCGTATAATTTCAATACTTCATCATCTCCAAGTTGAACAGCTAGCCCAGTGCTTACCATTTTAATTTCATCAGGTTGAATCGTAACTGTTTCACTTGCTGAAATGTCATATCCTGCGCTATGTTTTGTCGCTCGTTCTGGAATAGTCGCATTTCCGTCTAGTTTTTTAAATTTTCTTGTCATTCTCCGTCCTCCACAGGCACAGCAAACTGCCAGTAACGCTCATCAATTGACTTGATTTCTTGTTCTGTTAATTTTAATGCATAATCTTTTCCTTTTGTAAATTCTGAGATTATTCCACTTTCCGCTTTTGATACGAAGGTTGAATCGCTTAATCCATAAACTTTTGGCAATGCAATATAGAACAGCTGCGGTTTTTCGACTTGATAGCCGTCTAACCATGCACGAGCGAAATCTTCTGCGTTATCATCTTTCCAATGAATTGCTTTTTCATTTCCTTCTCCAGCGGCATTGTGAGTACTACACATTAAACCGAATTGGATGCCATGTCCTTTTTCTTTCAATTCTGATATATAATCAGCCACAAACTCAGGCACGACTGGCAGGGGTTGCTGTTGGAGTTTCAGCTTATCTTCAAGAAGGAATGCATATTCTTTCCATTCTTTTAATGTTTGAGCACCTTCTGTAAATTTTTTAGCTATTCCAGTGAAATCTACATCTCTTTTAGAAAATGGGTCAATATATGCTTTTTTTGGTCTTTTTACTTCTTCTTCAAACTTAGTCATTTTTAATCTCCAATTCTGTTCCAATATATTTTGCTGACAGAAACCAATCAAGTTTTGGAGAATTTTCTTCTAGCAAAATATTCCAATTAGTCACACTGCAATTAAAACCGCTCCGTGACTTTCTGACCTGTGCTGGAGTTGTAACTTGCATAAATCCTAACATATCAAACCCAACTAACCATTGGATTCTTTTCCCTTTTTGATAGAAACCACGTTTCAACTCTTTTTCCTTAACAAAAGATATTAATTCGTTCGCTGTTTCAAACTTAGTCATTTTTCGTGTCCTCCAAGACAAATGGCATAAACCACTCGCCTCTGTTTAGTTGTATCTGTGCTACATCTTCTTTTTTACATTGATTCAAAGCTCTTCGTAACTCCAAGTTCTCAGCTTTAGATAACTCAATTACGATATCGTCGCCAATATACATACCTTTAGTGAATTTCATCTCATCCCTCACTTCACAACTCTGTCAAAGAGTTCACATGCATGGTATCTTCCATTTATTTTTACAATTCTAAAATCATCACGCTTAACTGATTTTTTAGTGAACTGGTCTTTTTCAACCGTTATGTATTTGTCAGTAACTTCGATAACTTTTAAGAATTTTGTGTCGCGGAAGCATATTTTATCTCCACGCCTTATTTCATTTTTGCTGAACATATTACTACCTCATATTTTAGCTTCTAAGTGCTTTTAGCTTATTCGTGATAAATTATCCGTGAAACAGTTTAAGCGCTCAATGTAACCGTAATTTTCATGATTAAATGCTATTCTGTCAGTTCTTTCACTACTAACTCAACTTTCCACATCTTTGTATCTCCAGAAAGTCCACCATGCTCAAAACTTGTTCTGCGAATAACATTGTAATTATCATCATTCCAAATTCCAGCATCTGTCAGTCCATCAATTAATGCTTTTGATGTTGGTTCATAATTTGGTGGATCATATTTAAAGCGTTTGGGTGGATAAATTACGACGAACACATCGCAACGGTGCTTCTCATGAAATTGCTCAAATACTTCATCTGACTGGTCTAGCCATTCATGAGCTGTTCGACATTCAATCCGTCTCAAGCGCTGTTTAGTATTATTGGCTGCAATTCTTGAACCATAAGTTGTTCCTTTGTTATCATTCTCATTTATCATTTCTTTTCTGAGAAAGTTAAATTCAAACTTCACTTGCTTCTCCATATATCATTAATTCGGTTGCTGCTTCATTACTGATTTTTTTAACCGATGCGATAAAAGTCACTGGGTTCATTACAATTTCTTTTTCATGGGCCCATTTGACGTATCTTACAAACTGCTGATAAGTTACTCCTGGAACAAAACTTAAGTAATATCCTGCAAGTTCTTTATCAAATGCACTTTTAGGGATTTCCCAAGCCATTTATTAAAGCCTCCACTTCTTCATCGGTCATATATTCCCTATCCTTTTTAGTTTGAGGATTAGACCATTCTGGAGCACCTTTGACAACTTTATTATTGTTGTACGTTTGATTTTTAATAGGAATTAAATCGTAGTCATCTTCCCAACCCTTACCGTTAAACCATGTGCTTCCATGTTTTATATAGTTCTGTTGGGTATTTTTAACTCTAATTTCTGCCAAATAGTTTTCAAGACCAGTTTTAATCTCTTCGTCTGTGGTTCCAGATTTTACAGCTCTTTTATAAGCTAATAAAGCTTTCGGTTTTCCTTTTTTATTAGGATATATTTTCCAAATATTATTAAATCTAGTTTCTAAATCAGACTCTTTATCGGACTTGTCCGATATATTATTATTTGATTTATTAATTGATTTATTAGTTGATATATTATACTTACGATTCTTCGGTATACCCTCTAATGATTCTTCGGTAGGGGTATGCGGATTCTTCGGTATACCCCCTAACGATTTATCAACACATGGATAAATATATCTCTTTTTAACTTCTCCATTTTCAAACTCATATTCTAATTTGATGTATCCTTTTTCTTCAAGACGCTTCAGATTAGCTGAAACTGTTCCTTTTGTTTTCCCGTATCTTTTAGCAAGATATCCATTTGATGGAAAAATACTTCCGTAAGAATTTGCCATCGTGTATATTTCACTAAAAAGAAGTTTTTCAAAATCATTTAAATCATCAGCTTCAATAATTGGCACTGGTATTTGATTGAAGAATTTTGTACTTTGTTCCAAACTTTCTCCTTTCTTCTATATTTATTTCAAGTTTTATTTTTCAAATTAAAGGCTGGGGGATGTTGCGCATTGCCTATCCCCTCGAATTTAAGCATTTGTTACGCACGCTGCACCCGGTTGTTAATTAAAATGGTAGGTCATCGTCTGAAATTTCCATTGGATCATTTCCAAAAGAATCGTTATTTTGTGGTTTTGCAGCTGGATTACCAACTCGTTCACCATTTGCTTGATTACTTTTTTCTAGTACTTGGAAATTACTTGCGACAACCTCCGTAATATAAATACGTTGCCCTTGTTGGTTCTCATAGTTTCGAGTTTGGATATTCCCAATAACTCCAATTAATTGACCTTTATGAGTCCAATTGGCTAAGTTTTCGGCTGATTTACCCCAGATAACACAATTGATGAAGTCAGCTTCTCTTTCTCCATTAGCATTTTTAAATGCTCGATTAACTGCAAGAGTAAAAGTGGCAACTGCTTTATTTTGTGGTGTATATCTAAGTTCAGGTTCTTTAGTGATTCGCCCTACTAGAGTGACATTGTTAATCATTTTGTTCTTCCTTTTTTATATCTACGAATTTTTCGATATCATTGTATGCTTCATCAAGTGGCATTTTTAGCCAATCATTTTGTTCATCAACACTTGCCCCATAGTCTTTTCCGGCAATAATAGCCATTTTGTTAACTACAGCTTGAAGCTTTTCCTCATCAAATTCTTTTTTATCTTTACCAACAACATATAATTTAGGTGGAGTTGGTACCTCTTCTTCAGTAAAATCAGCTTTTGTATTTTGAACCTTTGAATTGTGAGGTAAAGCCCAACTTGGAAGCTGAGGATTATTCCACCAAAAGTTCTTTTTTGAATTTTTATCAAAAACTTTGTTCCAACCATCAGTCTTTTCAAGTGAGGTTTGAGCAAAACTGGTAGGTAAGTCATATAAATATCTACCTACTCCCCATTGGACAGCTGCTCTCTTCATTGATCCAGATAATCCACCTTTGACTGCTTCAACCTGAGTATTTTCTGCGCCATCCCATTTGGTGACCCATTCATCTCCAAACTTAACGGATATACCACATAATGTTCCACCATCTGGAGCTGTTTTGAATTCATTCTTCCATCCGGCAATTCCGAAAACTTCATCAAAACGTTCTTGGACTGCCCGATTATCCATATAAGCAAGAACCATAGCCCAAGGTTTCCCTTGTTTAGAAAATCCTGATTGTTGAACTCTCCAAACTACTCGGTCAGGTTGTAAAGGTTTTTGTAAGGCAAGCATTTGTTCTTCATAATCTGCCATAATTTACCTCACGCATCCCATTTAAGAGGTGCTTTCTTATCTTTATAAACAATGGACTGCTCAAGTT